TGGTCAGTACCCAGCCATCAAACAGCTTCAGGATCAGCTCAAAGCCGCTCCAAAGGTTGGTGTTCGACAACGCCTCTCTTGGGGTGAACGGAAAGCCGATGCTTGGGCGCAAGGCAAAGACCTCGTCAGCCATGCCACGGCTCGAATCGCGAACATCGGCCAGACCATCAAGGAAATTGGGCGCGGTGTTCGTTCTGTGGACGATCTTCAACGACGGCTCGGTGAGTACAATTTCGCCATCCAACAATCTGCTGGCATGTCTAAGGCTGCTGGCGAGGCCATGCGGAAGCAGATGAAGAATTTGGCTGACCGTGAAGCTGCTGCCATCTTGATTGATTCGGCTCGGATTGCAACCGACCCGCTTGATCCGGCGGCTGTCCGGCAGGTGATTCAAGATGGGATTACCTTGTTACCAGCCGATACCCGTCCGTCTGTGCGCCGTGCTTTTGAACAGGCGCTGAATCCGACTCCTGAACTGCGGCAATTCACTGAATCGTTGAAGCAGTATTACGGTTTGCGCGAACAGGACGCCATTGACGCTGATCTTTTCGAGGACGGTCTGCGCCAATATTATACGCACGTGTGGAAAGACGAACGCAACATGCCTGGGCGATTGGTTACTGCGTTCACCAGCGGCAAGGTTTCCACGTATTTTCAATTCGCTCGTGAACGAAAGTTGTCCACGATTCTTGAAGGAGTTCTGGAAGGCAAAACGCCTGTGCTCGACCCGGCTGAAGTGGTGCCGTTCTACAACTATTCAATGGACCGGGCTATTGCCAGCCGGACACTGGTAAAGTCCTTCAACGATTTAACGGCCAGTGACGGGCGACCATTGGTTGAACCGGCTGGAATCGGGTTGCCTTCACCGAACCCGCCGAACGCTCCTATCCTAATCAAACCAAAAGTCAAAACAGCGGACTTGGCTGGTTACCAAGTTGTGGACCATCCAGCAATGCGTAAATGGAAATGGGTCAGTCAAGCCCCGGACGGCACGCCCATCGTAATGCAGGGAGAATTGCTCGTTCATCCTGAAGCGTATCAAAGACTGCGCAGGATGTTGGATCGTTCCGTTCTGACTCCCAGCCAATCCATGAAGACCGCTCTTCAGATCGGCAGCGAAGTCAAGGGGTTAAAGTTCGGGTTATTCTCGTTCTTTCATCAACTGCATGTCGGCTCACATGCGCTTTGGCATTGGACGAACCCGTTTAAGACGCCACCGATAGATTGGGAAGCGCCGTTGACACGATATGCCATTGAACGCGGGCATTTGAGTCTGGCACCGAGCCCGACCGAGTTGAACATTGTGTCCGAAGGGTTAACTGGTGGCGGTGCGCTGATTCATAAAGTGCCGCTCATCGGTCCTTGGAGCCGGTGGTATTCACAATATCTTTTCAGCGATTACATCCCGCGTTTGAAACTAAAGACGTTCGACAACGCGCTGGAATGGAATCGGAAGCATTACGCCAAAGACTTGGCCAGCGGCAAAATAACGCAGGACGAATTGGCGTCGCGTGTGGGTGATTCGGTCAATAACGCGTATGGCGAACTGAACCACATGTTTCTCGGCAAATTCGGGCGTGACCCGCGTTTACAACGGCTCTTGCGCCTGATCTTTCTGGCTCCGGACTTTGGCGAGGCGCGCCTGCGTTTCGTGGAGAAGGCTTTCACTCGGTACGGAGGTGAAGAGCGAAAAGCGATGGCGACAATGGCAGTCAGTCTTTATGTGGCCGCTCGCGTTGGTAACTGGCTGTCACACGGCGATCCTGAATGGGACGCAAAAAACTTGTTCCGCGTAAAGACAGGCCAACATTGGTGGACGATGCGCAGTGTGGTTGGTGACGTGGCGCACCTAATTGATCGGCCAAGCCAGTTCATGTATGTCCGCATGAACCCGGCAACTTCCCAAAATGTCTCAGATCTGATTACTGCGCGTGATCCGCAGACCGGCAAAAAACTGACTTTCGCAGATACTTGGGATCGAATTGTGCAACGGGTGACGCCGATTCAATTCAGCGCATTGAACCGGGATGATTTGCGGCTGTGGGAAAGCCTTATCAGCAGCGCAGGAGTAAGCGCACAACGGGACACTTCGGAAATGGAGATTCGCAAAGCGGCTGCTGACTGGCGACAACAGTTTGGCTTTGAACCGCCGGCAGAGTTTGTTCCGACAGACACGCCCAGTTACCAAAAGCTGCGTCAGGCAATTCGCATTGGCGCATTGGGCCATGCAGAACGAGTATTGCGTGATCTTCGTCAAAAGCATTCTGACAAAGAGATTGAACGAGCCATGAGTCTTTACATTGACCACCCGTTTACGGGGTCAAAGGAGCATGAAGAAATATTCATTGAAGGGCTGACTCCGAAGCAAAGGCAGATGTACATAGATGCGCGTCAGGAACAGATGAATGATCTGCGGACGTATTACGAACTGACGGCCAAAGTGCGCTAATGCCAAAGGGTCCTCCCAAACCGCCATTTCAGAAGTACGGTTACACATGGGCGGCTAACACGCATCCTCTTGAGATTGAATTCTTCTGCATCCGACTCGGTGAAGCCACATTGAAAGCCCAAGGCCGGTCGCTGTTCCAACATTACCGCGAGGCGCAGGCGATCCTCTGGCCGGAAGATGACACGCACAGGTGGAGCGACCTTGGACTTCAAGGGATATGTGACAACGAAATTACTGTGCTTGTTGGGTGTAGTGATAGTAATAAAACGTACTTGATGAGTCGGTTTGTTCTCGTGGATTGGTGGGCGAACCCAGATGACACGCTATGGCTCGTGTCCAGTACTGAACTGCGCGGTGCGGAACTGCGTATCTGGGGTGTTCTCAAACAACTGTTCAACCGTGCAAGAGCCCGGTTTCCTTGGCTCGTCGGCACGGTTTTGGAGTTCGCACATGCGATTACTACAGAGCAAATCTCCGCTGACAACAGTTCGGCTCGGCTTTTGACGAAAGGCGTAATCTTCATTCCATGCAAGAAGGGCGGAACATTCATTTCAATGGGCGCTTACCAAGGAATAAAGCCGACTCGAGGCGGGCGTTTGGGCCATGCCGGCGATGATGTCAGCGCCATGCCGCGTGTGTTCCTTGATGCCTATTCCAACTGGTATGGGAAACCCAATTTCAAGGGGATCATGTCTGGCAATCCATTCGACTTGGATGATTCAATCTGCATTGCCGCTGAACCAATCGAGGGGTGGAATGCGTGGCAGGACACGGAAAAAACGCAGACGTGGCGCAGTAAGTTTTACAACGCTTTCGTCATCGCTTTTGATGGCCGGGACAGCCCGAACTTCGATTATCCACCAGATCAACCGCCAAAGTATCCGTACCTGATTGGCCGCAAGAAACTGGACGCTGTCGCCAAGACTCATGGCCGCGATTCATGGCAATGGTTTAATCAATGCGTCGGCAAACCTCGGCCTGGCGCTGCGGCACGGCGGGTTGTGACCCGCGCGTTGTGCGAGCAATGGCATGCTTTCGACCCCGTTGTCTGGATGGGTGATCCGACCGTCAAGATTGGCGCTTGCGACGCGGCTTATGGTGGTATGGGCGGGGACAGATGCATTGTCGGTTACATTGAATTTGGGAAGGACATCACCGGACACGTTGTTATTGCGTGTCACCCGCCTGTTCTCGTCCCGGTCAGTGTCGCTCGAATCGGCATTCCAGAAGATCAAATCGCCAAGTTTACGCGAGATTACATGGAAGGCATTGGGGTAAAACCGGAGAACTTCTTCTTCGACGGGCGCGGCTCGCTTGCGGTCTCTTTTGCCCGGCATTGGAGTCCGTTGGTGGAGGCTGTTGAGTTTGGCGGTCGAGCGACCGAACGACCGGTATCCAACGACACGTACGTTTGGGATGGGGAAGTGCGCCAAAGACGATTGCAACGGTGTGACGAGCTGTATTCTCGGTTCGTCACCGAGCTTTGGTTTGCGTCGCATTACGTGATTATCTCGGATCAGATGCGCGGGTTGCCGCACGAGATTGCCGATGAACTGTGCCGGCGCGACTGGCATTACGTCTCGGAAAACCGGATCGAGGTGGAGACAAAGTGGGAGATGAAAGAGCGCACCGGGCAGTCTCCGGACCTCGCCGACATGCTGGTGACGGCGTTGGAGGGGGCACGAAGGCGTGGTTTCCAGATTGCGAGGATGCCAGGAGAGGATGAAGCGGAAACGGACACGTCATGGCGTTGGGATTTGCGACGGAGAGCAAAGGACTTGAAGAAAAGTTTTACACTCAGTTACAGTTAATCTATGCCGCGCATGAAGAGCAGAGACCGGTTTCCTGTTGGGGAATGGCAATGCCTCCATCCAGCCGCCGGCATGAAAGCCCCGTTCAAGGGTTCTTTCTCTGAATGCGTCAGCTTTGAGACCAAGTTCAGAAAATCCAATCCCACAATCTGTGAGCGCGAGAACTTGCCGCTGGACCAAACCGCAATCGAGGACTGGGTTGATGAACAGAATGCGTTGCGCATGATTGCTGGCGGCTGGTTCCAATTCGTTGAAGAAGGTCAGACATTCCCGATGCAGCAACCAGGTCAAAAAAAAAGCTGGCTCGGAAGTGCTGCGGCCAAGGCTAAAACGGCTGTGGCAATTTACCGGGATTTATTTGGGCCTGACGGCAAAACGGTTGCTCCTGAACTGGCCGCAAAACGAGCTGCTGTGTGTATGGCTTGCCCGTTGAATCAAAAAGGCGGACTCAAAAATTACTTCATTGAATCCGTGGCGGCTGGGATACAATCGCTGTATGGAATCCTCCGCGAACTCAATCTGGCAACAATACACGATGCGGAGTTGGGCGTATGCAAAGCGTGTAGCTGCCCGAACCGCGCAAAAATCTGGACGCCCATTGAGTATATCCAAGCGCACATGGAGAAAGAGACGTGGGAAAATCTGGACCAAAGCTGTTGGATGCTCAAAGAGCGTGCTGGTTCCTAAAGCACGGGGACCCCCCGATTTTTGTACTCCTGGGTCGTCTCGGGGATGAAATCTTAATGTTCCCGGCTTATCGTGAGATTTGGCGGCGCACAGGCCACAAACCAGAAGTAATTGTCAGCCACGAATATGCTCAGTGCTTTGAAGGGATCACCTATGCCAAGGCCATTCCTGTTGGATTACATTGGTACGACGGAATCCCGCAGGCAAAAGCAATGGCTGAGGCGCGTGGCGCTGGATGTTGCATCCCGCAATGGTGGAACAGTCCATGCCCAATACCACAAGAATGCCGGGGCAGTTTCACGTTGCAGTGTCATGGTAGGTCGCATGGGGTGAACCTGAATCTCTGGCCGAATTTCATGGCGTCAATGTACGAACGGGCTGGGTTCACTCAACAGGAGATGTTGCGTCTGCCGCTCGTGTTCGACCGCAGAAACACCGTTCGCGAGCGTGAGCTGGTGGAGCGACTTTGGCCACCTGCGTACCGCAAGAAACCTCTGTTGCTCTACAATTTCACAGGAATTTCCTCTCCTTTCGGCTACACGCCAGAACTGTTCCCAGTGTTGAACCGTTTCCGACAAGATTTTCACATGATCGATTTGGGACAAGTGCGAGCACACAGGATATTTGATCTGTTATCTATCATGGAACAAGCGGTGGGTATGCTCCACTGTGACAGTGCCCCTCTTCATTTGGCCCACGCGACGAAAACACCCTACATCGCTTTTTGTGCCAAAGGTTGGACAGGCAGTACGCCTCGCGGGAATGTCGCGTTGCAGATCATGTACGATGACACACCGCGCAGGGTGAATGAAATTGCCGAGGTTTTGGAAAGCTGGAAACATTGTTCCTGTGATAATTCACATTTGGTCGCAGTATCAGCCTGACGACATTACCACACAACGCCGTCACCTGTTGGCGCAATCAACGTGGGCAAAACAACCTTGGACCGACCGGCCTATCCGCAACAAGGAATTCTGGCGGCTTTGGCGTGAGAACGGCAAAACTGTGCCGTACATTCGCGATCTCTTTGATGCAGGCTGTAAAGATCAGAACGAGAGCACGATTATCTGTTATACCAACGCTGACATTATCGTGCGCTCGGATGCGACTTTTCAAATCATTGCCGCTATGCAAGAAACTGACGCAGCGTATAGCTACCGTTTTGATTTTCACCATCAACTTGAAAAGGTGCCTTCAGATTCTGGATTCACGAAAGGCATCATGTATCCTGGCAGTGACCTCTTTGTGTTTCGCGTGCATTGGTGGAAGAAACATCGTCTCGCAATGCCGGACATGCTGATTGCACACGAGGGTTACGATCCTGTGTTGCGCACGTTAATTGACGAGAGCTGCAAAGACACCGCTCCGAATGAGATTGTTGGTATCTGCGCCCATGAAAAGCATTTTAATGAACAGCACTGGGAACATCCCAAAAACCGTTATCGGCTCAAAGGCCAGCAATGGAACCTTACTTTGGCGAAACGGTTCTTGCGTCAACACGGTGTAAATCCGATTGAATGTGGCATCCCATGAAAATTTTAGCCTTTTGCACCAGTTGTTGGGACAGCCCTTTGGAAGCCGCTGCCAAAGGTGATGGTCTCTACGGTTTGAAAGCGTGGTATGCACGCGTCCAACAGTTTCTTGGACCGTGCGAATGTTTCATTGCCTGCGGCACATGGTCCGACCCGGCCTACAGTCCTCTCAGTTCTTGGGTGCAGATTATCAATTCTGGCGTTACTAAAACAAAGCCTTACGAAGTTGTCTGGTGGAATTACGCCGGCTGCGCCATGACAGCCGCTTTGGCCTATGCGCTCAACCGCAACGATTGGGATTTGCTGATGTGCTTGGATACGGATGTTCTGATCGGTGCGGTCGATTTCCCTGCGTTGCTTTCCGAGTTTGTTTCACGGCCAGAATTGATGTTGAACCAAGATTGGCATGGTCGGCCTGGAGGCTCGTTCATCGTCCTGAAACGTGAGGGGGCGAGTTTGTATCAGCATGGACGGTTGCGAGCGAACTTGGTTGAGGAGTTGAACCCAATCAAATATCCTGGCTGGGAACCAATCCTGATTGAGGACGAATGGGGCCTGATTTTCAAAGACCGGTGGTGGTCTCCTTGGCCGCAGTTCAAGACGATGCGGCAGGATTATGGTCAAGACGCAGAAAAGTACGTCAACCCGGAGGAAACCATGCAATGGCCTTTTGTGCGGTTGCCGCACCCCAAGATCATTGACGATTACCTGAAGCTCAACACCTCACGAGCCAAACCGCTTGCAGCATCCTCTCCATCCGTGTAAAAGGCGCGAGTGACATTTTCCAGTGCAAGACTGGTCGAAGAGGTCTGCTGGGCCATGCGCCTCAGCGAATGGCAACGCAGTAAAAACCGTGCCTTGATCGACTCTCTTGCCGGCGGTGCCCCACCGTACACCCCGGAAGAAGAGGAGAAGAACAGCATCAACATCAACACCAGTGATCTTTCCCTGACCCGGTTGGCGCATGACGCGCGTTCGCAGCTCATGCAGGGAATGAATAAGCCGGGCAATTTTTTCACTTGCAGGACAGATTTTGGGCCAGTTCACAAGCGACATGAACGAGGGATTATCGTCACCCGCGAAATCAATCGGTTGATGAAAGGAAGCCTGCCGTATTACGAGACGATGCGTTCCAAGTTCGCGTTGGATGTGCTGCATGGCATCGGGCCATCATGTTGGAACGGGCCGCAACGCTGGTGCCCAGACCCGGTTGAAGTGGGCGACATCTTGATACCAAGCGGGACGCTGCTCACATTTACCAACTTGCCGTTCTTTGCAGTATATCGGGCTTACACTGCCGCCGAGCTGCACCGTCTGACTCGCGGGCCAAAGCGTGATCCAGGCTGGAGGATGCCGGTGGTCGAGAAAGCCATCAAATGGGCTGAGGAAGAAACCAGCAAGTTGATGGGGACCAACTGGACGGATTATTGGAACCCGGAACGGTACACGGAACGCATACGTGAGAATAGCGGGTTTTACGCCAGTGACCTCGCTCAAATGATTGACGTGCTGGATTTCTTCTATCTGGACGATGCGGATAACCAAGAAGGCTGGCGACGTAAAATCATCTTCGACGCTTGGGGCGGGTATTCTCAATACGCCGCAACTGGTCATGTGCCGGACAAAAACCGCATCGGTGGACGTGACGAGTTTCTGTACGACGGTGGCGACCGGGTTTACGCTTCAAAGCTGGGGGAGATAATCCATTTCCAGTTTGCGGACCTCGCAGCCAAAGCACCGTTCCGGTACCATGGCGTTCGATCCCTTGGCTTTCTCCTTTACAGCGTTTGCCATCTCCAAAACCGGTTGCGTTGCGCTTTCAACGAAGCTGTGTTCGAGGCTCTGTTGATGTACATGCGGGTGAAAAGCCTGGATGATGCTGAACGCGCTTTGAAGATCGAACTAGCTCACCGAGGTATCATTGACGAGAGCGTATCGTTCCTTTCACCGCAGGAACGCTGGCAAGTCAATGAACGGTTGGCTGAACTGGGGTTGCGCGAGAACCAAGCCATCATTCAGGAAAACTCGTCCAGTTATACTCAAAATCAGAACTTCACCCGTGACAAGGTTGAGAAGACGAAATTCCAAGTCATGGCCGAAGTCAACGCCATGACCACGCTGACTAGTGCGGCGCTTCAGCAGGCGTACAAGTACCAGACTTTCGAGTATCAGGAGATTTTCCGGCGGTTCTGCGTGCCCAACAGCATTGATCCAGACGCGCGCGAATTCCGAGCGCGTTGCTTGAAACAGGGTGTGCCGGAAAAGATGTTGGAACATCAAGCTTGGGAGTTGGAACCGGAACGTGTCATGGGCGCTGGCAACAAGACGCTTGAGATGGCCATTGCACAACAGTTGATGGAATGGCGTGCGGCTTATGCGCCGGAAGGGCAACAGGAGATTCTGCGGCAGGCGACACTCAGCGTCACGGACGATGCGGCTCTGACACAATCGTTGGTGCCTGAGACGCAAAGGATCAGTGACGCCAAACATGACGCGATGCTGGCGTTTGGCTCACTCATGGCCGGTGGGCAGGTGCAGTTTACACCCGACCAGAACCGGATCGAGATAACTGAGACGTTGCTTGGTGAGATGGGTATGAAGGTGCAACAGATTCAGAAGATGGGAGCGATGGCGACGATGCCAGAGGTGGTTGGACTGCACAACGTGGCGAAGCACATTGGCCAGCTTGTTCAAGAGATCGGCATGGACAAGATGCAGAAGGAGCGGGCGAAAGGTTACGGTCAGATGCTTGGGAAGCTGATGAACTTCGTGAAGGCACTGGCTCAACGATTGCAGGAACAGCACCAACAGGGCAATGGCGGGCCAGATGGAAAGGACAAGGCGAAGATCGTTGGGATGATGATGCAGGCGAAGGCGAAGGCAGCGAACACCCGCGAATCGCACGCCCAGAGGAGTGC